CTTCAATGCTTCAGCTACACGAGTCATTGCTTCCTTAAATGTTTCTCCCTTACCACGATACTTCATGGCATGAATCTCCTCAGAGATGGCTATTGTTGGCCCATACTCTTCTTCATAAATGTCTTTCATCTATAGTCTCCTGATCCTTTTATTGTTCCACGTTTTTGTCTGCTATCAAGCTTCTTCATATTTTCTTTTACAACATCATCTAGTTTTATATCTAAAAGATTTAGTATAGCGATGAAGTAAAAGAACATATCCCCTGCTTCAAGTGTGATACCTTTTTTGTCTAAGGGTGTATCATCCCTCTTATGTTTCTTTAGCTTCTCAAAAAACTCACCTGTCTCTCCTATCAAACCCATTGTGTTTTCGAGAAACCTTTTATCACCAGAGGTAATCATCTTGTCCTCTACCCACTCAGCATAGTCCTCCAGGTCTACTGCTTTTGCACTTTGAAAGGCTTCAAAATATCCCATGTCCTCCAAGTCTTTTACTGTCAGCATTATTTCTCCTTTGCATCTATTTCTAAAATTTTTACATCATCTAAATCATATATAGTGTCTTGAATTATTTCTTCAAGACTCTTCTTCACACTATCTGAAGCAATAAAGTTTGCCTCAGGATCTAACTCTAATAACATCGTAACCTCGAACAACACAGGAACCTCCAAGTTATATAGAAGAACCCTTACAGGTCAATCTATTCTTTTAGCCAATCATCAGGAATTGTTTTTTCTGCATACTGAAAGCCATACTTTTTACACCAGTCTGCATAGGAAGACTTAGCACCCTTGTATAGCTTTGCTCTACTGTTTTGAAAAACAAAACGAATATCTAAGTCAGGAAATTGTTTTGCTATTTCTTTGTGCTTACGTCTATCGTTTGCTACAAATCGTCCCTTGGTTTCTATAATGATACCATTCGACAAAACAAAGTCAGGTGTATATGTTCTTACTTTTATGTCAACCCACTTGATCTTTTCTTTTTCGTAGGTGAACTCAATATCTTTGGAGCGTAGCTCTTTTGCTACATCATCCTCAAAGCCAGAACGATACCCTGCCTTGATTGCTGCTGCCCTAAACTTTTTCTTGTTCATTGTAAGTCAGGTCTTCTGGTACGTTTGGTGTAGTAACTACATCAACCAGTAGAACATCTCCTGTCTTGTAAACAAATCTCCTGGCCTCAGGCCAACACTTCTTATTGAACTCACAGAACCCACAGGAGGGATGAAGCTTTGTGTTAGGGCTAGTCTTTGACTGTGGTACTGGATCGAAACCTCTGTCAGGTATCTCACCCTTTACCATATCCTTTACCTGATCTACTTCCTTTTCCTTCTGCTCTAGCTCAGGCGTAAAGTCGTAGACATCCAGACACAGTGATCCATTTACTTTATCAACAACAAGGAATGCACCATGCGTTTTGTTTGTGACTAGTGGATCATCCTTGGCTGCGTACACATAGGAACTTAGCTGACTGATGTATCCAAAGGGATCGTCCTCTCGTAAGTTACCCTCAACAAACTTCTTGAAGGAGTAGGGAGAGGCAGACTTAACATCAATAGTCATACCATCAATCACTGCATCCCTGTGTCCTGCTAGGTCATTGATCCTCATTCGATCTTGTTGACCCTTTACTGTGTGACCAGAGGCTTCTGCAATAGCTAGAACTAATTCTTCAATCATGTCTCCATAAAAGAACTTGAGTAAGTCTGAGGGAGACAGTTGTCGAGCAACATCAGGCTCGTTAATCTTGTACCAAAGTTTTCTTTTACAGGGACTACCAATAGAAGAGAAAGACAGATACCCTCGTGGTTTCTGTGGTGCTTTGAATCTTGAAGTCGCTGCTTTTCCAATACGATCACCCATCTTTAAGCTGAGTAAGTGGTCCCATCCATTGAGTCCCAGTATTGTGTCTTCCATATCCTTGATGAGTGTGTCTATCTTTTTCATTGTATATCCTTATGTGTATACGCCCCCACCCAAAAATGAAAGAAAAAGGTGAGGGCGTACTCTTCTAGGGGAAGGAAACAGAAAAACCTAGAAGGGGATTGAGTCCTGTGGTTCTTGGGAGGAAGTGGAAGACTTAGAACCACCAGAACTCTTAGAGTGATCTGTGAACATTGAACGTGGTTGGGAGGAACCACCCTCTGATTCATAGACCACATGCTCTAGGACTTGCAATCCTAGAAGTCGTGTACCCTTACCCATTTGAGTAGGATAGATTTCAACTTTAACAATCCCTTCACTGCCATTCCCAATAAGACCTTTTTCATCTAAGTCCCAAGCCTTACCAGTTATATCAGCTACAATAGGAGCACCTCCCTGCCAGTCGTGATTACCAACATGAGGTCTATCAAATGTTACCTCAAACCCATCATCGACTTCCTTTATCTTTTTTCTGCAGCCCTCTTTCTCTAGGGTCTTTGCAGTGGCTTTGTCTGTAGTGACTGTGACTTTGTAAGCACCATCTGTTGACTGGTGAAAATCTGCACGATCACGATTGGACTCAAATACTTTAGCCCAAGAAATTTTTCCTTTAACATCTATTTGTGTTGATGGCATAATGCCCTCCTTTTATTTAACTAAGTTATACTTAGGGTCTATAACCCAATATGTCAATGGGTCTCAGCCCAATTTTTTCCTATGTCGTATGAGCCAGGTGTAGGAATCTTAAACCCTAGCTCCTGACCTACGTCAAGCATGGCTTGTGCCTGTATCTGTCCAAGTCTTTCAGCCTCTTCCTTTGTGCCTACTACTTCTACTTGGTACTCATCATGAATAAACCCTACCATCTTGAAGTTGATCCCTTCCTTACGTGCTATGTCGTGCCAACGTAGGAGGGTGTACTTCATCAGGCAAGCCTCACCATTCTGTAGGATACCTGCCAAGGCTTTGTGAGTGCTAGGTACTTTTACCTTACGCCCATCGTAACCCTTGAACCAACCATTCTCTCCAACTTGTTTTATGTATTTGTTCTTTAGATCATAAAGTCCTCCAATACTTTGTTCAAAACGAATACGTGCGTCCTGTGCTTCCTTCATGCTGACCTTCAGGATCTGCCCAGTCTTTGCTATCCCTGCACCCAGAAGCCAAGCATAAATAAAAGTCTTTGCCATATCTCTCGTACCATTTGGTACATCCAGAGCATTCTTGTTTACGTTGTGAATGTCTGTCTCATCTTCCTTCTTACCCTGCATGATAGCCTGAGCATACTGATCCTCACCATACATACGCCAGAGGTAGTCAGCTAGTACTCGTAACTGAATACCATCTGCGTCTGTACCTACTAGCCAAGAGCCAGAGGGTACAGTCCAACAGGCTCTGAGGTGTTGGTCATACTGCTTCTTTACTTCTTCAACTGGTGTCTTTGCATCACCATGAAAGGGAGCAGAGATGTTAGCTGTGTTAGGATCAGAGTGTGAACACCTACCAGTCCATGCACCAATGTTGTTTATGTTACCATGAATACGTGAATCATCACCACACTGACCTAGCCACTCAACCAGTGAGCTTCTGCGTCCTTCAAGTGTCAACCACTGGGCCAGAGCTTTGGCTCCTGCAGGGGCATCCTCAGGAAGTGTACCAAGGTTTGCCTCTGATACAGTAAATCCAAAGGTGTCGAAGTGTTTCTTCTTTTCGTTGTAGAAATCCTCATCCATCGAAGCGACTGACTTACCCCAAGGGTCTCCAACCTTTCGCATAAAGAACTTCTTTGCTGTCTCTGTTCTGTCCACAGGATTCCATCGTGCATCCCAGAGTGCTTTGATACGATCCTTTGGTGAGCCAGGTTTGAACTCAATCCAGTCAGAACAAACAAGATCATCACCCTCAACACTAGTAAGGGCATACTTCTCTTTTGCTTTGGTGACTGTAGCCATCTCAGTACCATCCTTCTTGAGTCGATACTTTACACGATTGACCTCAGTTAATTGTGGAGGAAAGTCCACCTGGAATTGATCCTCTAAAACCTTTTTCTTTTGTTCGATAGAGTTGAGTAGGAACTCAGCCTTTGGCTTATCAAACTGAAAGCCATAGTACTTTGTGCGTACCAGTTCTATCTGAACATCATGCTCTGCCCTTAAAGACTTACACCAATCGGGACTCCAAATAATATCATGGAAATGACTGAACAGAGATTCTGTAACCTCGATGTCCTGATACCAGTATTCAACCATCTCATTGCTGAACTTATCAAACTCATGAAAGTCTCCTTTGTGTTTGTTTAATCGTATGCCCCAGGCTTGTAGACTGTGAGGTTTTTGTGCACCCTTGGGTATAGGTATGTCAAAGTCGTGTAGTCTGCTGACTATCAAAGTATCGACAACCTTGTGTGGATCTATCAGTCGTGGTTGTAGTAGCTTGTTAATCATTGGTGCATCGAACTGTAAGAAGTTGTGACCAACAATCATGTCTGCTGACTGATACCACTTGATAGCCTCAGCCTTAGCCACTGGATCATCAAGGCAGTTATCGAATCGACTGATCTCTCCTGTCGATAGATCCTTACCACCACAGATCCAGAGCTTAGTGCTGTCCTCAAGCCCATTAGTTTCTATGTCACTGACAAGTATTCTCATCCTTGAAATACAACCTCTTCCAGGATTGTTGTCTCAGGATCGTAGTAGACTGACCCTGCATTTCCTAATTTAGAGAAGGGTCTATTCTTGTCAACGATAAACTGTGTGGTATTACGTTCTGTATCATCCTCTGCCTCTGTGTCTCGCTTGAGTTTGATACAGATGATAGCCTCTTCCTCCAGGGATGCTGCATACTTTGTGCGTCCATCCTCATTGACCTGAGAGATAAAGATAACACCAATGTTTAGTTCCTTGGCAAGCTGTGCCATTCGAGCACCCAGAGTTGTCAGTGTACTGGTGGCTGCATCAACCCCAGAGTTTGACAGGTAGGCTAGACGCTGAACGTGATCTATGAATACGAACTCTGCCCCATAGACTGTGACTGCTGTTCGTACATGATCCAGTATCTTCATTGGGTCTTCATGACTACGCATCTCAAAGGGGATTGTGTGTTCATCCCTTGCCATCTTCTGACCTGCGTCAATCACCTGTCGTTCATCAAAGCCATTGGCTTGTGCATCCTCTTTGGTTCTGACGTTCACACCTAGCTCGTAGGTTGCCATAGCTCGAAAGGTTGTAGACTTCATCTCTTCCATGTGGACTAGACCAATGCGTACACCCTGTTCCAGTAGAGCACAC